AATTAAGTTGGTTATCCCCAGCTCTTTACACTGGGGAATTACCTCCCAATAAGTAAACCAACAAACCTATTGGGTTAAACAGATGGTGTAGTTACATCAGCATTATTTAATACTGCTATAAAAGTATTTAAATTATATTTCAATGTGGCTAATCTCTCTCCAGAGGTATTACCATCTGTAGTATTTAATGTTATGACCTTAGGAACAGAGTCTATAGTTCCTGTAGCAGTTGCTGTTGGATTTGTCCAACAATAACCACCACAACCATCCTCAACAGGAAGCCCTCCTTTCCATAATGTTACTCCAGCAACAACAGGAATGACCCCTACTTCATCAAACCAGAAACATCTAAGATCCACTATAAATTCAGTTTCTGCAGGAAATAATTGTTTAAATCTGGGAATATTTATTAGAATAGATTCAAATCCTGTTCCAACATTATCATCCCCCCATTTCACTATAGGAATACCTGTAGCAGGAAAGGCCTCAAGAACATCCCAACCCAAATATTCAGGTTGTGTATTCTGACCAATATCAGGAACAGCAATCCTTGATCTTGTATCTAAATCTAAACCATCAACAAATTCATAAGTGACCATAATCCAGTCTGCATCAAATAGAGTTGCAGATATACCTAAAGTCACTGTAGTAGTGGCTGTACAGGCATTACTGTCTGTAATGACAATTGTATAAGGGGTAGCACCAGACAATCCTGTTATTACTAAGGGTGAAACAGCTGCTCCCTGATCTACACCATTTAAAGTATAAGTAGATGGCCCATGTACAGTTGTAAAATTAGCAGTAATTGTTCCATCAGTTCCTCCTACAGAAGTAGGGTCAGTAGTTGTTATACCAGTGAAGGCTAAATTACAAGGAATGGCACAAGGAGTAATTGCAGTGATTTCCCCTAGAAATCCAGTTACTTCAAAACAATTAGTACCATCTGAATAGAAACCATTATTAACTGGAATAGTTAATTCTGGATCATAAAACAAATGACAGTTAAGAACTATAGGAGTACAGGAACTAAAATAAGTTGTCATTATAATCTATTTAAAGGTTAAAGACAGTACCAGAAGCTGCTGCACACGCTAACGCAGCAGTACTTCCATAAGATAAACTAACTGGAAAAGAAAGTACTGTCAAAAGAAGATTAACAGAATTAGTACAAACTCCTTCAGACTTTACCTTTATAGTGGTTGTGCCATCTGGAACTACAGTAGAAGTATAACCTGTCTCTAAATCTGTTTTACTCACACCTGTCTCAAAAGGAATCCCATAGAAATCCACATTTGAATACAAATCAAATGGACCACTATCTGCACCTGCTGTCGTTAATGTTATTACTACTGTCATCATACTATACAAAATTGACCATTAGTTGTAATTTTACCATCTACATCAATTAACCACGCAATACTTCCCTGTTTATACCATAATAACCCACCATTAAATGGTATTGTTAATGCTGCATTAGCATATACTATAACATCTTTTGCCAATGGCACAGCTGAATATACTAATAGTGGAGCACTAAGTGAGTTACAAGCTGCAGCTACACTGGTAGCTCCTGTAGAAATATTTATTCCTCCAGGACTTGGAGTAGTTGTACTGGTAGTAGTTGATGTTGTTGATGATGTTGATGTTGTTGTAATCCCTGTACCAAAGACAATGAGATTATCACAAGCTCCATTAGAGTCCACTACTACACTGTTAGTATTATCAGGAACAGTAATGGAATATCCATCGAGCAATTGTTGTCTAGTAACTCCTGAAGCAACAGTGGTATTGACCCCTCCAGCTTGTGCGATTATGCTGAAGGGGCCAGTATCTGTTCCTGCTACTGTTAGTGTTACTAAAATTGTCATGGGTTTGTGTATACAACTTGTAAACTGCCTGTTGATGTTCTTGCATATAAATTATTTCCTATAATAATAGGAGTGTAATATTGTACTGTTGGTCTGAATAGTATTGTACCATCTGCATTTAGCACGATAAATCCAAGAGCAGGCTGAGCATCATATTCAGTGAACGTTCCTGTTATAAACAGTTTATTAGTCCAAACAACTTCTATTGTATTGACAGTAGCATTAAAACCATTTCCTTGTGTAAAGGTATTATCTATTACGCCATTATCAGACATCTTAACAATATTACCTACAGTAACTCCAGTGTATTGATTAAACTGTCCTGCAACATAAAAAGAAGTTTGTCCAGGAAATCTTGCTATAGATTTTGGTGCAACACCAACATTAGGTGAAAATCCTCCTATGGACATACTTTGACTAATTCCATTAGTATCTAGTCTGGCTATTCCAGGTTCAGTAGCAGCTAATCTATATTGACTAAAACTACCTACTACAATTACACCATTGTCACCTGGAAGTACACTTACACCTGATGTTTCACCATTGAACCCTTCGTTAACAGTAAAAGTAGGATCTTCAGTACCATCAGCGTTCATTCTTACTATACGAGGATAACTATTACTATTAAATGTAGTAAAAATTCCTGTAACGTAAATTTTTCCAATACTATCTATATCTAACTGTCTGGTAGGAGCATTAAATCCAGGACTGTGAGCAGCATTAAATGTACCATCAGTATCACCATTTGTTAGTATTCTTACAATATTATTAGTAGCAACAATAGCATCTCCATATGATGCAAATGATCCTGTAGCAATTATTTTTCCATCTGTTTGTTGTTTTAAATTAGTTACATCAGGAAAAGCTTCAGAGAATCCTCCATCTACAGTATACGTTGAAGTAAGAGTTAAATCATTGTTTATAGTTGCTATTCTGTTAGCAGATGCAGTTACTAATGAAGGATTTCTATAACTTGTAAAAGTACCAGTTACAATAGTACTTGTTGGCAAATAGATTCTACTATATAAAATAGTACCACCATTGCTTACAGGTAAGAAATTAGTACCAAGTGTTGTAGTAGATGTTGTTGTAGGAGGTGCAGTTGTAGTTGTTGTTGTAGGAGGCAAAGTTGTAGTTGTTGTTGTTGGTGCTCCTGATGTAGAAGTAGTTGTAGTTATTGATTGACAACCTATCCATTGATTGCATCTGTATCTTTGAGTTGAATCTAAGACAGTTCTATTAGGAGCAGAGCCACTGCAACCATTAAATGTATCTACTATGAAAGCATGACCAGAATTAGGATCATAATACCAATAACCAATAGTAAGTTTGGTTGCATTAAGAATTGTTACAGAATCTGAAAGATTACAAGCTGTACAAGTATATCTTCTGATAGTGTAAGAATATGAGGTTCCATTACAAGTAGTTGTTGATGTAGTAGTTGGACATCCAAGGAGATTAGTACCATTCCATGTGGTACAATTAGGATAAAGACCAGTATCTGAACCATTTTGAAGAATAGGAGTATTAGGAGCTCCCATAATAGAACCAGCAAGTGTCAATGTATATGCTCTGCCATCTGTTCCTGTAATTACACTACCAGCAACTTGTCCACTGAATGCTGGTGCATCCATCAATCTCACTGTACTATCAGCAGGAGTACAACAAGAATTGTTTACTATGTATAATGGAATAAAGAAAGGATTTACAGTAGTTGTTGACGTAGAAGTTGATGCACTGGTTGATGATGTACTAGTTGTTACAGCTGCTGTAGTTGTACTTGTAGTAGTAGATGGAGTAAGTGTAGTTGTGCTTGTGATTGTACTACAACATGCAGCAATAGCATCATTTAACTTCTGAATGACAACAGTCATATTGTCATTTGTTTCTATGCCTGTAAAAGGCAAATCAGGCCCTGTGTAAGTAGTATTTTCTGATTTAGAAGGATCACAGGCGCCAGTTTTACCTGAACATTTACAAGTTGTATATGGATAACACATGGTTTTTTTTATTAAGGTTTATACATTATATAATAAAGGGCACGCACAGGTTGAATATTGTCATGCCCTGCACCTATACCAACTGGTGTGTTCTCTGCCCACACATTTTGTCCCACTGTTGTAGGTTGGGTTCCTGGTCCCCCTTTTAATCCTGTAGGTGCAGATTCAGTAGATTTTAAACCAAAATGATCTTCATCACCAACAGCATTATAACCAAAGACACTACCACTACCATTAGTAGGGTTTTGTGAAGAATTAGGATGAGAATGTCCTGGATCAGTAATAGTTATTTTAACAGGATTATGAGTATGATTAGGTAATTGATCTACACTGGTAAGTTTTACCAAATTACTTCCTCCTTTTGCATTGATGATATAATCTGGATTACCAGCATTAGGAGTAGCAGGATCAACTTCAGATTCAAGTGCCTGATTACCCATAACAATAACTCCTACAGGAACTCTTCCTCGCATGTCAGGCGTGCCATTGGCACCATTACATAGATAGACTTTTTCCCACTCATCACTTCCTACTCCTGTTATACCAAATTTTGCTATAGAACCATAATATGGATAAACTATATAAGGAACCATCTTGTCGTAATTCTTACCTGCACCAGGAGCAGTACTAATAGCTGTATTAACAATACCCTGTATATCTGCTTCTTTAACATAAAGATTTTCTACATCCTCTTTAAAGGCAGTGAGCTCTGCAGATACTTCACATACTTTATTTATGACAGCCTGAACTACATCATGAGTATCTGAAGAAGCATCTACTCCTACAAGACAGTCTATATCATAAGATTCATTTAGAGCAGCCAATTGATCTTCAGCTTCAACTATTCTTTCATCAAGAACACAAATAGCTTTTACAAATGCAGTAAGTACATCATTAAGAGTAAGTGGTGGACAGTAAGGAAAAAAGTCACTTACCAAATCACAAATAACAGTAGGATCAATTACAGGTATAATTTCTTCTCCTGTCATCAATCCTAATATCTTTTCAGTAATTTTATTTTCCACATGCAGCAAAGTATCACCATTGGCAATACCAAGACCAGGGATATCTATCCCTGTATATTTAACGCATTTGTCTGATACAGGCCCTGCGCATCCATTAAAGCAATTTGAACAGCTCATGTTATTTATTTTTTAATTTATTAAGGGCAATTGCCAGTTTGTGTAGGTTGAACTGCTACTGCTGTTTCAACTCCACCAACAAGAATATATTCAAATGGTGGTACTGAAGAATCTGCACATATACTTGTTGAAGTATGTGTAATTACTTCTTTTATAGCATATATAATTCCAGTGCAACCTTTAACTCTTATATATACTATACCATCATCTGCTGCAGTTCTATCTGCAGCTGTTACTGAATAAGTATATTGTTTACAAGTAGGAGGAGTAGTAGTAGAAGAAGAGGTAGTAGTAGTACCTACAGGAGTAGGACACATTCTTTGCATACCATAATCTGAACTGTGTCCAGTAGTAACTCTAACTATCACATTAGGATTAACTGCATAATCTGCTGGAGTATAATTCCACCAAATAAGTTGGGCATAACCAGCTCCTACAGTTATATAAGATAAGCTTGGATTTGCTGCAGCAAATGCAGCATTTCTAGTTGGAACAATTCCTCCAGCTGCATGACTAGCTGTTCCTATAAATTGATTTACATCAAGCTCATCAGGAGATATAGGCATATTTGATGGACCATATAAATCATCAAATGGCCCTCCATTAGCTACAGTCATACCTGAGGTAGCCTTTTTAACCCCATTATGAATAATCTCAAACTTGTCACAGTTAGCCTCAGCATAGAGCTGATATATAACTACTCCTCCTTCAGGCTCTAAATTAATACAAAATTCATGTACTCCAACATAATAATTTGGTACTATACCACCACAACCTACACAATTAGCCATTAGTGCTACTACAGTAGTTGAAGTAGTAGTAGTAAGTGCAACTGTTGTGGTAGTTGTAGTTGTTGGTGTAGGTGTTGTTGTTGTTGATGTTATTGGTGTAGGTGTTGTTGTTGATGTAGTTGTTGAAGTAGATGTAGAAGTAGATGTAGATGTTGAGGTGGAAGTAGATGTAGATGATGAACTGGTTGTAGTAGTAGCACAAAAACCTTTAATCTCATCACAAGAGTTTAAACCATCTTCGTCATTAAAGAAAGTATTAGGATCACTAGTACTACATGTTCCTAATCCATTTATTACAACAATTAAATTACTAGTAGTGTTAAGAAAGTATTTTCCATCAGATAATTGTGTAGCATTTCGTATTGTACCTGGTCCTATAAAGAAACAGTCAGGACATAAGGCAGCTGATACATTATATACATATGAACAACAGACTATTGTAGTGGTTGTAGTAGTTGTTATTACAATTTCATTGCAAGAACAATCACTTACTTTTCCTCCTACTGTTAATATTTTTACTCTGCTTGCAATTTGTTCTACACTAAATTGACAAGCATAATCTGAATTTACAAGTTTATACATTAATATTCTCTTGTAATGCAAGAGACTTAATGCAGTTGATTGGTTTATATTGAGGTTTAAAGAGAATACAATGTTATTGTATGCACTTAGGCTCAATGCATGCAACTTACAGTTGATGCTTTCAATCAAAGGTAAGATGGCTGGGCATTCTTTACAATATGTTATCTTAGGAGTTAACATTATTTCGTTTGCTGTTTAGCTAAGCAGGCTGGACATAGTCCATTTGTCAACTGACATCCACAACCCATTTGAGCTCCACACCCTGTACATGTTGCTTTCATATTAAGGAAAATTATTCATATAGTTATTACCACTACATCCACAATTCTTTTTAAGCATGTTGTCCAGCATCTGAGATGCTTTACCATAAAGCTCACTGGCCTCTGTGATAGCACAGTTGTTAGCTGCTGCTATAGAGCCCTGAATAAGAAGATATATTGTATTCAAATCTACTTTTGCTTGTGTTTTGATTGCTTGGTCACATTCCATCATGTCCAAGGTCATAAACACACTATCAAATTTCTCCTGAAGTTGATCCACTCTCATTATAGTAATCTTGGTGTTGTTTTCAACAACAGACGTAGGAAATATAGAATAATGAAATTGGTATATACCATCAGGTAATGGCATCTTAATATCTGGTTCTGATATTCCTAAGACATCAGAAGTGAGTATGTTATAACTCTCTACATTAAAAGGAATATTTACAGGGTCAAATCCTGGAGGGGTTGCTACTAAAAAAGCATCACTCACTGCATCAGGATCTGGATAGGTAGAAGCATCTGTTACATTTATTGACTCAACATCGTATGTTGGTAATACTACTATCTTTAAATTTAAATTTGCCATATTGCTTTAAATAAAAATGTCAGAGGACAGAGAAATCCTCTCATACCTCTGACATTTAGGTTAAACAATTCTACTATTCTTATGGGAATAGAGTAGAAGTTGTAGTTGTAGTTAGGCCTGCAGTAGTAGATGTACTAGTTGTGGTTGGAGCACAAGTAGTATTAAGAGTCACTGCTGCAATAGGACCAAGAGCTGTATTTAAGAAAGTACTAATCTCTCCATCTATTGTAGATCCAACAACTGCTGCAATGATGATCATACTGTCTGTTGGGATGAAATCACCCCACTGATAAGCAGATCTGTCATACTCATTAAACTTAATATAGTAAGTGTTATAAACAGCACCAGCCTCTACAAGAGAAGGTTGATAGTTTTGATTATAACCCATCATTCTATATAAATGTTTAAGGTAACCAGCTTGGTAGCTGTAGTAGTTTTTCTCTAACTGAAGAATTTCTGCAGCAGTACCAATAGGATAGGTAGCTCTTTGTGTAACATTAGCTGTTGCTAAGAAGTTACAAGCGTCTGCCACGATGAAGTCAGCAGTAGTAGCAGGACCTTCGTAAACGAAAGTTCTGAACCACATTCTATCATACTCATGAGGAAACGCAGCAATATCACAACGTAAACCATATTTGGTTAATGGTTTTCCAGTAATACGAAGAATTGCTCCTCCTACATTTTCAAAAGTGTAGAATTGATTCAATGAGATGTTATCAGGATTGTTTCCAGGAGCCTGCTCTCTCAATTTTGCAATTAACTTGTCAATTAATGCAGATAAGTCTGCAATTGGTTCACAACCAGTATCATCACATTCACAACAAGGTGCCTGTACTGTTACTGATCTTGTCCATCCATTGAAATACAAAGTATCTAAATAACTGGAATGTGCACGTAGCGTGATAGTTATCACATCACCACATTGAACTGTCCAACCACTAATTTCAGTTACCTGATTTGAGGCTGTTCCACATCCATTTACTTTATAATACTCAGTTACGTTAGAATTACAATTGGCTGTGGCTGAACAACCTTTTATCTTATCTGAACGTTTGCTAGCCTGCAAATAGGTATTTTCTCTACCTTGTGCAGCATAGAAATAAGGTGCAGCACCTGTAGCTGCAGCTGTATCAGCTGTGTAGTCATTCTTGAAAAACCCAAATACTCCTGCACCTAAATCCTGGGTTGTACTCAGCGCTGCTGGTAAACCTGCCTGGGTAGAAGGGACTACGAAGAGCGTGGTTAATGAAAAATCTGCCATTTTATTTAAAATTTAAATTGTTTACTCATTTGTTTGAATTCTCATTTGAGAAGTCTGTATTGCTGATTGATTCTCTATGTATGTCGCTAGAGTCTGAACTGTCAAGTCCAACAGTTCATCCTCCAGGTACAGTTCTAGTTCACAATCTACGTTTGTTGATGGTTCTCCATCAAATTTGAAATATCCTTCTTTGTCAATAAATATGGGATATCTCATGTACATTATGTAGATGTCCTTTGGTGTAAAGGTTCCATCTGTAAAGATACTAATTTCATCTGAAGAAATCCAATTAAATGTCTCTTGATATTCAAATGAAGGTTTGTAATGATCATTATTAAATAAGAACGATAAATCACCATGTCTTGCTAAATCCTTGTTAATCCAAATCTTTCTGTCTTTACACTGTCCTTTATCTGCTAAGATATAAGAATCTTCATAAAACATATATCCAGGTCTCAAAGCACTTAAATCTGCTTCCCATCTGTTTATAATTGGATCTGCTAACTTTAGAGGTAGTTTACCTGCCTCATAAGTAACAGTAAGTCTTTGCAAATCTTCATATCGTTTCTTAAAAGAATCCAGACCTAAACCAGATGTTGTACTAAATCCATCAACTTTTTGCTTTATCAATTTAATCTGAGCCTCATTCAAGGCTAAAATTTTATCCTCTAAAGGTATTTGTTGATGGCTATTAGTTGATAATTTATTTAGTTTCTGATCAATCTTATACAATAAACTATCTACTGGTATCATGTCTTATCTTTTATACAGAAGCAAGCTTCTTAGTTTTTAATTTTCCTTCCAATACAAGCAAATCATCTTGGTGTTCATCATCTATAAGGAATTTTACTAATTCATCCTCATCAGTTGAGATCTCAAACTCCCCTTCATATATGTGACCATTAGGTTTTACACGATAGATGGAATGAGCAATTGCTTGTTTAACCAAATCTCTAATATGGAGTAAGTCTTCTTTCATATCAGCAAATCTATTGAATACTTCTACAGGATTCAATCCAGCATACTTGCCTTTATCAAACTCTGTTTTTTTCAATAGGTTATCAATCTGATTATATACTATTTCTTCTTTTGTATCTTCTGTTACTGGAAGTCCTAATAATCTGGCTACTTTACGTTTTTTCTCTATTGACATATCTTGAAATTTAACGATAGCTCCATTGATAAGTTGTTTTTTCTTGTACAGTACAGCACTTTCAATTTCCTCATCACACACATAAAATTGTGTATCTGCAGGATATTCTCCACGCTCCCAAGCCTGATGGCTGGATGCAATGGTAGGGTGTACTCTTAACCAAGAAAAAGCTATTTCCTGATAGGGAATAGACAAATCAAAATAGTTATCACCATCAATCAGCTTTACTGGCTGAATATGATTGGTATCATCTGCACTTAGAGCAAGACCATAGTTCCAAAAAGAAGAACGTGGTCCCAAATCAATGTCGCCTAATTCTCTTTGCAGTCTTTCTTTAGTAGCTGTTACTTTCTCAAT